GTAACCGTAGGTGCGGGTGGCACTGGACAATCATACATAACAACAAATGCGCATAATGGAAATGGCTCAACATCTTACCTTGGTAAATTTGTAGGAATCGGTGGCGGTGGTGGTGGTCCGCAATCTGGCACAGATAAAATTGGTGGATTTTGGGGTGGTTGCGGTGGCGGTGCTGGCGGTGTAACTGGACAGGGCGGCGGAAGCGCAATCATATCTAGTTCTAATTACTTTGGAAATGCTGGCGGTTCAAACTCAAATTCTAACTACAATGCAGGTGGCGGTGGTGGCGGACTTGGCGCAGGCGGTGGTTCATCATCAACATCTACATCTGGCAATGGTGGAGATGGATTAGCAAATAGCATTACTGGAACTTCTGTTACTTATGGTGGCGGTGGTGGCGGTGGTTCATCAACAACAAACGGTTCAGGTGGTTCTGGCGGAGGCGGCGCAGGTGGCGGGTCTGCTGGTACAGCCAACCTAGGTGGTGGCGGTGGTGGACGTGCAAACAGTGCTACTGGCGGTAATGGTGGTTCAGGTTACGTAGTGGTGGTGATTGGATAATGGCACATTTCGCAAGAATAGAAAAAAACGTAGTTGCCGAAGTAATCGTAGTCAACAATGAAGTCATTACAGATACCAATGGACAAGAACAAGAACAACTTGGTATTGACTTTTGCAAGTCACTCTACGGTGCAGATACCGAATGGGTGCAAACATCTTACAATGCTAACTTTCGCAGCAAGTATGCAGGTTTGGGAGATATTTGGGATGGAACTAACTTTGCATCACCAGTAGGTGAAACTAATGGCGGTTAAAAAACTTACACAGTCATCAGTATTAAATGACAAGAAGTATCAGTCACTACTTGCTGGTAATGCTTACTTCCAACCTAACTCTTTTGAGTCCATTGCTACGGTAACGGTTGGGGCTGGCGGTCAGTCATCTGTAACATTCAGTTCTATTCCTAGCACATTTACGCATTTGCAAATTCGAGGAATTGCTCGTTCAACAAGAAGCGACCAGAATGGTTCTTTTGCCAATATCAATGTTGGGAGCGGCTCTGTTGACACTGGCTCTAATTATTCTTGGAGTTTTATTAATGGCAACGGTTCTTCAGTTGGCGCTGTTGCTCGTTCAAGTCAAACAGCAATTGAAGTAGATAGATGGTCTACATCTCTTGTTACTTCTGGAATTTATGGTTCTATTATAATTGACATCTTGGATTATGCAAGTGTAAATAAAAATAAAAGTTTACGCTATGTTGGAGGATATGATGGAAATGGCAATGGAGAATCTTACGTAGGACAAGGTACTTGGTTTAATTCTTCAACTGCTATTGATAAAATAACCTTAACCGAGGGTTCAGGAAACTTTGCCCAATATACAACATTTGCACTTTATGGAATTAAGGGGGCTTAATAATGCCAGCAGGTAGAACATATGAGCCAATAGCAACATATACATTAACAAGTAATACGACAACCGTTGTACTTAACTCAATTCCAACTACGTATAGCGACCTTGAAGTAGTAATTAATCCTGCTTCAAGTTCAGGAACAAACGGCATACGTATGCGTATAAACAATGATAGTGCAACAAATTATTCTATTAATTATTTAAGTGGAAATGGTACATCTGCACAAGCCAACCGTGAAAACAGTGCAGTGAATATGTCTCTAAATGGTTATTTTGGAATTAGTACTTCACTTAATACGCAAATTTATAAGTTAATTATTAATGGGTACTCTAATACAAATATTAATAAAACTGTTCTTGCTCGTATTAGCGGAGCAAATGGTGGTACAGAATTAAACTCTGGCGTATGGCGTAGCAATTCTGCAATCACTTCTTTAAGTTTTAATATTAATACATTTGGTTCATCAACTGGTGACTTTATTACGGGTACTACCTTTACACTCTACGGAATCGCGGCAGCATAATGGCAGCAACAATGACACTTATTGCATCAGCAACAGTTGGCGCTGGCGGGGCTTCATCCATTGTATTTGGAAGTGGTGGAACATTACCTCAAACTTATACAGACCTTATTCTTAAATGGTCACTAAGAACAACTCGTACTGGTGCAACGGATAGTTTTTTTGTTAGACTAAATGGTTCTACCGCAAATGGTTCTGAGCGTAGAATTTATCTTTTTGGAACAACATTTGCAAGCGATTCATTTTCCTCTACAGGAGGAATTGATGCTTCTTCTATTAATGCATCAGGTGCAACAGCATCAACATTTTCAAACTCAGAAATGTATATTCCAAATTATACACAATCAATTCCACATTCTCTTTCTTGGGAATCAACAACAGGAGATAATACATCAACTGGAAACTCAGTAATTATTGGTGCTGGCTTGTGGAACAATGCAACTCCAGTAACATCAATTTCTTTGGTCCCAGATGTGGGAACACTTGTTCAATATTCAACAGCCTATCTATATGGAGTAAATAAAAATGCCTAATCCAACACGAATCGAAATCTGCTGCGACAAAGAATGTCCTAACTACCTTGTTGAACAGGTTGTTGAACTGACAGATGCAGAAGTAGCGCAGATGGAAGCAGACGCAGTAGCCGCTGCAACAGCGCAAGCAGAACGCGAAGCAGCCGAGGCTGCAGCAGCAGAAGCCAAGGCATCAGCCCAGGCTAAGTTAGCAGCACTTGGTTTGACTGCTGACGAAATTGCAGCACTTTCTAAATAATTAATTTCTAGTAGTGGAGGTTCGCCTTGGCAGGCAGAGATATAACCGAAGGTAGAGCCAATCGCTCTATCGCAGTTGACGTTGGTGTAGTTTCATCTACAGCAGTGTGGCAGAACACTGATATTGCATACGACGTTGCCGTCGGTGGACTCCCATTCATTTATGCAATCAATGACTCACGCCCTTATATTCGTCAGACTGCGCCATTCAAGAAGGACCAGTTCGACAATGGCAATGAGCCTGGCGAACAGTCTCTGACTGGTTGGTGGATTAGAAGTCAGATGTCATTCCACTCTGGTTCAGGCATTAAGTTCTATGACCCAGCGACAACTGACGAGAATGGTCACTATCGTTTTGCTGACTCCAAGGGTGTTAATGTCTGGACCAAAGGACAGGTTTCACTACTTAAGTCGTGTACTTCTACTCACTATACTACTGGTCCAATTGCATCTAACGGCAATGTGCAACAGCACGTACGTTCTATCAAGTGGGATACAACATCAGGAGTATTGCTTCACGATGAGTACGATGTAGATAAGATTGCAGTGGATGGAACACTGACACACTTCATTGATTATACAGCAGGAACCAACTCACCTGTCTACGCCATCTGCGATGATGGTACATATGCCTATTGGATTACCAATACAGCAACTAAGAAGACTGTATACAAGAAGGCTCTCACTGGAATATCTGGTGCAGGCGATGTAACTATGTTTGATGAAATAGGAACAGTTGCTAATGCTGCAATGGAGTATGTCAAGGACCGTATAGTCCTATGTGCTGACAATAAAGTATATGAATTTGCTACATCAGCATCTGCGATGCCAACTGCAGTCTATACACATCCGACTACTAGCCACGTTTATACATCAGTAGCAGCATCTGGTCCAGCCATTTATATCTCTGGCTACAACGGGATTCAATCAACCATTCAGAAGTTCACACTATCTACAGCAGGTGTAATGCCTACCCTGACATCAGCGGTAGTAGCAGCAGAACTTCCAGTCGGTGAGATTGTCCATAAGATTTACTACTACCTTGGATATATGGTAATTGGTACCAACAAGGGTATCCGAGTTGCTGCAGTATCTGACCAAGATGGTTCACTCAACTATGGTCCACTCATTGTAGAAACATCACAGCCTTGCTATGACTTTGCAGTACGTGACCACTATGTATGGTGTGCTACTGGAGTAGACGGTAACCCTGGAACAATCCGTATTGACCTATCTAATCAGTTAGAAACTCTACGTTTTGCGTGGGCTAACGATATCTATATTGATGATGTCACTGGACACGTGACTACTGGATGTGCATTTGCTGATGGTACTGACCGTTTAGTATTTACCACAGCCTATGCATCATCTGCTAATGGTGGTATCTATATCGAGGATGCATCAACACTACGCACCTCAGGATATCTAACTACAGGTAACATCCGATACGGAACTCTTGAGCCTAAGAACTTCAAGCGTCTATTGGGACGCGGTGACTTTACGTATGGTTCTATGACACTAGAAACTGTAGATGCTGATGGAACAGAGTATGACCATATTGCATACGATGCAACCATCTCACCAGTAGAAGTTACTACATCTCAGCCAGCAACCGCTCAAGAGTATGTTGCATATAAATTCATCTTAAGTCGTGATACTACAGATACAACTCAGGGTCCTATCTTCAAGGGCTATCAGGCTAAGGCAACCATTGCTACCCCACGTCAGCGTGTAATGCGATTCCCTGTCTACTGCTTTGATGTTGAGACTGACCGATACAACATCCAATATGGATATGAAGGCAGAGCCTTCGACAAGATTCAATTGCTAGAAGATATCGAAGAGTCAGGTGACGTACTTACTTGGCAGGATTTATCAACTGGCGAATCACGTCAAGCAATCATTGAACAGATTACATTCACCCGTATGACACCACCTGATAAGAGATTTGATGGATTCGGTGGTGTACTTGAGATAACAATTAGGACGGTCTAATGTCTGCAGCAGAATGGGCAGGCTTTGCCGTTGCCATAATGACTCTACTCGCTGGTTTCACTGCAGCAGTACGATGGTTGGTCCAACACTATTTGGCTGAACTTAAGCCAAATGGTGGAGGCAGTATGAGGGACGCAGTTAATATCAACACCGAACGATTGGACCGAGTTGAACAACGCGTTGACCAGATTTATCTCATCCTCTGTGAGAATAAAGGCAAGTAAGTACGCAGCATTTCTTATTGTCCTAGGTACTTCATTCTTCTGGAGTCCTGTTGCTAGTGCCGATGGTGCTTGGCAGGCTACCAATGGTTTAGTATCTGGCAATACAGTCCAGTTTGACTATCGTGGTGGTTCTGCTACCTATGTAGGTACTGTTACTGATGGTTCAACTGTATCTGTCACAGTAAACAATACGATTGCTAACTGCATTGGTACTTGTAATCCTATTCCAGATGTATGGACTGTATCAATCAATGGTCAGTCTTACTCAGGTAATACGATTGAGATTACAACTCTAACTGCTCAGGTATCAGGTCAATTAACCATTGCTGCAACTGGTAGAGATATTGGGTTCTGGGGTGGATGGTATGGACCAATCATCACAGTATCTATCGTAAGCCCTCAACCAGCGCCTGCACCCTCTCCTGAACCGACCCCGACTCCTTCGCCAACTGCTGTTTCAACCGCACAACCAGAGCCTGTTGTCTCTCCAACTCCAACGCCGACTCCTGAAAGTTCAACTCCCACTGTCGAATCTTCGACTGTAATCTCTCAGAGTCCTGACGTAGTTGTTGAAACTCAGACTCCCTCCGTCGATACCGTAACTGTTCTTGTTCCAACTGAGACTCAAACTGTTTCTTCTGAGACACAAACAGTAGTCCAAGAATCAACAACAGTAATAGATACAACGACTGCAACATCTAATTCTCCTTCACCTAGTGAGCCAGTACCTAGTGTACCTACTCCGCCTCCAGCAGTGGAGCCTCAACCAACACCTGCGCCCCAGGCTCCAGCACCTCAGCCAGAACCTCAGCCGCAGCCAGTTCCCGTTGTGCCAATTTCTGATACTCCGATTGAATCAACTCTTCCATCTGAGCCTTTAGAAACGGAGAGTCAAATAACTCAACCTGAATCTGATGTTCCTCCTGTGGAAGAGCCAGTAGTTGTTGAAGAGCAACCGCCTGCCGAAGAACCGCCTGCACCTCCTCTTGAAGAAGTTGAGCCTCAACCTCCAGTCGAGGAGCCTGTTCAGGAACAGCCTGCACCAGAGCCTGAACCTTCACCTGAGCCAGTCGTAAAACCTGAGCCAGCATCTCAGCCTGATATCGCATCTGTTCCTCCATCTGTACACAGTGTTAGTTTGGAAAGTCTACCACCTAGCACACCAGTGCAGTTGGATAACGGTGTAGTGGTTACGGCTGAAGTCGCAATAGCGGTGGCATTGCTACAAGACCCAGGTGCATTAGTACAAGAATTGTTTACAGACCCAGGAGCAGCATTTGCTGCCCTAGGTAGCGTAGGTGCAGACCTACCACCAGAGGTACGTGAGAAGGCTGAAGACGTAGTTGTATCAGCCATCATTGCAGGGGGCATAGCAACACAGGCAGCAGCATCCGCTGCAGCAACAGCAACCTACAGGAGAAAACCTTAATGAAGAAAATCTTTTCCGATATAGCAAATCAACTATGGACACTCCTTGGAATGTTCGTTGCCTGGGTAGTTCTTGAAGGTTCTGCCAAGACAGTGGTTGGTTATTCAATTGTTATCTGTCTCATTATATGGACAGTTACATTCAAACTACGCAACCTCAAGGAGGACGAATAATGGATACGTTCAAGAATGTGATGATGCGAATTCTCGCAGTCATCGCAGCAGAAGCACTCGGTGTTATCGGTGCTGGTTCCCTGGTAGGTATTGAAGTATGGCAGGCAGCAGTCCTTGCTGGTGCACTAGGTGCAGCACGAGTACTCGAAGCCCTAGCCCGCTTCTTCCTAGCAGATGGCAACCTATCAGCAGAAGAAATCAATGCAGCCTTTGCGAAGGTGGACAAGAAGGCGAGTGAATAATGGGTCAGCGTAATGACTTTATCAAGGTGGCACGTGAGGAAGTCGGAGTCATCGAAGGACCAAAGGATAACGAGACAAAGTACGGTGCCTTCACCAAGGCTAACTTCCTACCTTGGTGTGGCTCGTTCGTGATGTGGTGTGCAAATGAAGTGGGACTTAAGATTCCTAATGTGGTCGGCACTCTGGCGGGAGCGCAAGCGTTCATTAAGAAGAATGCTTGGGAGAAAGTAGACGAGGCAACCCCTCTTCCAGGGGATATCGTCTTCTTCGACTTCCCTAATGACGGCATCGATAGAATCTCTCACGTTGGAATCGTGGTACGAGACAACGGAGATGGTACAGTTCTGACTATCGAGGGCAACACAGCCCCTGATAAGAAGGGTGACCAGCGCAACGGAGGGCAAGTCTGCCTGAAGAAGCGTGCTTACAAAGCGAAGAATGGACCAGCACTGAAGAAGTCCCTACCTGTTTACATCGTAGGGTTCGGTAAGCCAGTCTTCAAATCCTAAGGAGAACCAATGAACAAAGACAAACTAGTAGCAATCGCAAGTACTTACTTCCGTGCAGCATTCGCTGCCGTAACAGCACTCTACCTTGCAGGTGAGACAAGCCCTAAGGCTCTACTCTCAGCAGCAGTAGCAGCGGTTGCTGGTCCAGTCCTCAAGGCACTTGACCCTAAGGCAACTGAGTTCGGCAAGGGTTCTAAGTAACCTAAGTCTTAAGACACAAAGACCCCATCATCTTGGCAACACGCCAGGGTGGTGGGGTTCTTTTTTATTTTGTGCTACAATTGTGCTACCTCGAAAGAGGTGGGGGGGTTACCTCAAATGAAGATTACACGAGGGAACCATCTGCTCTACTCACCATATAAATTTTAATTTATGGGGGGTAGGGGGGTATTCCTAAAATCAGATTGCCGAGGGTAATCTGATTATAACTAAATAACAATAAAAGAATTACATAGTTCTCCTGTGTTGAGTTCATCTCCTGTCCTCCACAGGAGGACTATGTATTAACTACTAGACGGGAGCAACACTATGTGGAATCCATTCAAGAAAAACTATACAGAGACAGATGAATTCTGGCACTCACTCATCTCACTTACTGATGCAGTGATTGACCTTCAACGTTCAGTAAAAGAACTACGTGAAGAAGTAGATTATCTAGTAGACTATCTAGATGATTAAACTTGACTCATACGAATTACCAGAACACGTATCGTATTCAGCATTCACAACATTCCTGACTTGTGGATATCAGTACTACTTAGGTAGACTACTTCAGGTTCCAGAGGAACCGTCCATCTGGTCAGCAGGAGGGCGTGCCTTCCACTACGCAACGGAGTTGTATGACTACGACAACGAATGAACTATGGGCTAAGGCTTGGGCTAAGGAGACTGAAGGGTTAAACCTTGAGACAGCCCGACGTGCTGGTCGTGCCACCAAAGAGAATCCTAATAAGGAAGATGGCAACTGGTGGAATACTAATGGTTCCATTTGGGTAGACAACTACATCAAGTGGCGCAAGAATAATCCTAACTGGAAAATCTGGACGACTCCACAAGGTGCTCGTGCCATCGAACTGGAGTTGAATCCAGTCATCGCAGGTGTACCAGTTAAGATGTTCATCGATAGAATCTTTGAGGTTAACGGACAACTTGTGATTGTCGACCTTAAGACTTCTCGCTCTAGACCTACATCTGATTTACAACTAGGCTTCTACAAAGTAGGAGTCGAGATGATGATTGGAACCGAGGTCAACCTAGGCAACTACTGGATGTCTCGTGAATCTGGGACAGGAGAGATGATTGACCTAAGCAGATATACCAAGGACACGCTTGAGTACTTTGTTGATGGCTTTGACAAAGCACGTAAGGCTGGTATATTTCTACCGAACCTACAATCGTGCAGTTACTGTGGACTCACAGAACACTGCCAATTCACTAAAGGAAAATAAATATGGCTAACGAAGATTGGAAACTACAAGTTTCTATTCGTACAAGTGCTAATCGTGATTCGGATATGATTAACATTCGTGCGAATACTGCTGAAGAACTCAGCGTATTACTTGAGGGAATCGGTGATTACTCAACACAGATTGCTGCAGTTGCTAAGAAGGTGCAAGGTGCTTACACCGTACTCCCTTTATCGACGCAGAGTTCCACTACAGACACTCCGCCTTGGGAATCATCACCAGCAACCCAGCCTCAGGTAGCATCAGGTACGGGACTATCATCACCGACCTGCGTACACGGCAGTCGGAAGTTCCTCTCAGGGATTTCGAAGAAGAACGGCAAGCCTTACTCAATGTGGGTTTGCCCTCAACCGCAGGGAGCAGACCAGTGCTCACCAGTCAACGGCTAGACCTTGACATCTAAGTAACATTGGCGGAGGGGTAGTTAATCGGGGAAGGTGACTGCCCCTCTTCCAACTTAAGACAGGAGAAGTCGTGAGAACTTTAGTAAGAAGTGTCGGACGTGCCGACATAGGTGGTGAACCATTACCACCAGTATTCAAAACATTTAATACAAATAAAATTATTACTCGACGCTCTGAGGTGTCGATGTTTGCTGGTGTACCAGGGGTCGGAAAGTCCACTCTGGCACTGGCTTTAGCACTTCGGATGAGAGTGCCAACTCTTTACGTATCAGCAGATACCAATGCACATACTATGGCTATGCGTCTAGCATCAATGATTAGCGGTAAGAATCAGACTGACGTTGAACGATTGATGGAGAACGACCAAGGCTGGACTAAGGCTGTACTTCAGAAGGCATCGCATATTGTGTGGTCATTCGAATCTAGTCCGACTCTGTTAGATATCAACGAAGAGGTCGAAGCATTCGAGGAACTATGGGGTACTCCACCTTCTGCTATCTTCATCGATAACCTGATGGACATAGCCACCGATGGTGGTGAAGAGTTTGCATCTATGCGTGCAGTGATGAAGGAACTCAAGTACCTTGCTCGTGTTACCAACGCTGCTATCGTGGTACTGCACCATACATCTGAGGCTGTGCCAGGAAATCCTACTCAGCCACGCTCTGCATTACAGGGTAAGGTCGCACAAATTCCTGCACTTATATGTACACTAGGTGTAGTGGGAACGTCGATGGCAATCTCACCAGTAAAGAATAGATACGGCAGGGCTGATGCCAATGCCAACCTTATGTGTTGGCTAGCATTTAATCCTGAGTATATGTTTATGGACGACATACCAGAGAACGGTGGATAGTAATGATTAGAGAAGAAGAAGATGACACAACGCAAGAGATGCGTGCACTCATCGTACTTGAGATTAAGCAAGAGACTGAGAAGTTAATTCAGAAGATAGAGAATGCAAAGGTACCTATCACTGATGAGTGGACTGATGGTCTAAACGCTGGACTATCGTGGGCGCAACGCATCCTACGTAAGGACAAGAGTGCGTCTTAAGTGCCAAGTCAATCACGCAAGCATAGAGGTTACCGAACTCAAAAGGTTTGGGCTGAGTTCTTAGCAGAGAGAGGATTCCCATTTGCGGAATCTACTGGTGCTGGGCGTACTGGTAGTGACATCACTGGTACAGTTGGTATTGACTGGGAGATAAAGGCACGCACAGGATTTAATCCTGCTGCTGCTATCGCACAATTAAAAGAACGAGACAATGGTGACCTTGGTATTGTTGTCTTAAGACTTAATGGACAAGGTGAGAAGTCAGTCGGTGACTGGGTTACTATCCTTAGGGGAGAAGATTTAGTGTGGCTACTACGGGAAGCAGGGTATGGTGATAAGAATTGACAACGACCTGCCCTCCATCAGAGGAATCCTTGAGCACTACGGGGCATCCATACGCAGTACTCACGGACAAGTTAATCTTAGGTGTCCCTTTCACGGTGACTCACACCAGTCAGGTACGGCGAATCTCGACAAGAACATCTTCATCTGCTTCGCTTGTGGTGTACAAGGAAACAGTATTCAAATTGTCGCACAACAAGAAGGGTTAAACTTCAATGAAGCAAAGCAGTTCGCAGAAGGAATTACTGGGGAAAGCCACGAAGTCGTACGCGGAAAGTATTCATCTGGCAGAAGATTACCTAGCAAGCAGAGGAATTCCGCTGGAGGTAGCACGGTTGGCTCAATTAGGCGTAGTCGCGGAGCCTGAGGTAGGGCACGAACAATACGCTGGGCGATTGTCAATCCCTTACATCACTAAAAGTGGCGTAGTTGATATAAGATTTCGTAGTCTTAACCCTGCAGTTGAACCTAAGTATATGGGTATGACTGGTGCAGAGACTAAGATGTACAATGTACTTGATGTCGAACGTGCAGGTGATTGGATAGGAGTATGCGAAGGTGAACTGGATACCCTTACTATGTCTAGGTGTGTTGGCTTTCCTTGTATTGGCGTACCTGGAGCGAACTCCTGGAAGAAGCACTACACACGATTGCTTGCCGACTTCGAGAGAGTGTTTGTATTCGCGGATGGAGATGCTCCAGGACGTGAGTTCGCCAGCAGTCTTGCTAGAGAGTTGCCAGTCACTGTTGTCGGATTTGCAGACGGGGCAGATGTTAATTCGGTGTACGTGGAACGCGGAGCGGAATACATTCTGGAAAAGATTGGCATCGAAACTTGAGCGTTGAAGGGTTCGACCCACATAACTATTGCAACGATTGCAACAAACAGTTTGACGATTCATTCCAGTTGATTGACCATCTGCTTGAAGATGACGAAGACTTTGACCCGTACTACATACTGCCTAACGGATACAAACTTCTGCTAGGCTCACTGCTAAGGTTTATGTTTAACAACAAGGATAAGCCTGACCAGATAGCACTCATCTCTCAGTCTACATATGTCACACTCTTTGCATCTGAGATGGGCTATGACTTAGTAGATGACTTGGTTGAAGATATGGTGGTAAGGTCTGCGCTTGTAGACTTCGATAAAGAATTAAAGAAGTTATTAGAACGGGATACGAATGACACAGAAGGCGGAGCGTGAAGAGATATGGCTGATTATAACCCATCTGGCAGGACTTGGACTGAACGTCAGGAGTTACTCGGTAGAGGGGGAGATGCTCTCCGTAACGATTCAGGTTCCGATACTAACTGGGCAGAGTTCGAACTAAATGTACGCGATGTGATGCAAGAACTTGGTGACCTACTCATCAAGAAGCATCGTGACTATGGACCAAAGAACATTAGCAACTCACCCTATGGTGCAACCAATGGGCTAGTGGTACGTATGTGGGATAAGATTGCACGCATCGTCAACCTTACGAAGCAAGGCAACATCACTGCCGAGAACGAACCGCTTGAGGATTCCTTCAAAGACATAGCCAACTATGGTATAATTGGACTATTGGTACTACGCGGGAAGTGGGACAAGTAATGATTGGCAACTCTATTAAGTGTGATGCGTGCGGAAAGATTGACGTGCATAGTATGAACCAAGGTGTGCAACATTCTTGGGACATTAAATGGTTTAGACTTACCATACCACAAGTAGTTGCACCCCAAGAACAAACACACATCCTTGATATCTGTTCATCGGATTGCGTACTGAACTATGTAAAAGGATTGGCATCTATCCAGTGAAAGAGCAGGAACTATTTGACTGGCTTAAGACAGAAAAGTTCCCCGACCTAGTTCACTCACCCGAAATCTTTGACGGCTTCGATTGCACATCAGCAGAGCATAAGATGTTTATCGAACTTAAGTCACGAAAGACTCACTACCCTGACTTGCTTATCGAGAAGATGAAGTATGACTTCCTGATTCAAGAAGCAGATAAGTTAGGTTACGAACCTTGGTATGTTAACCATACACCTGAAGGCATCTGGGCTTTCGGTCTTAAGAAGCAACCCGAGATTCAGTGGGCAGAGAAGTGGTTACCATCTACCACAGAGTTTGCTAATAAGAATAACAAGATGAAGATGGTAGGCTTCCTCCATATAGATAACGGAGTGAAGATTAAATGATTGAGTGGGAACGCATCGAACGCTGGCAGTATGTAGTTGATGCTGTCGCCTCTGAGTACAAGCGTAAGTTCGATGATGTAGATATAGAAGATATCAAGCAGTCACTCTATCAGTGGTTCGTTGAGCATCCGAATAAGTTAGATACTTGGGAAGCAATCGGTGATAAGGATGCAAAGAATCTAATCTATCGTAGCCTACGCAATCAAGCATTGGATTACTGTCAGCATTGGAAGGCTAAGTCAGGTGGCTATGAAACCTCTGACCTATTCTATTACGAAGCAGATATGGTTGAGGCTTTACTTTCTCCTGTCTTAAGAGGTGAGTGGGGTGTCACTGCTAAGTTAGATTTAGGTAGACCAGGCAGACCATCTGCACCTAATGAGGGTGGCAACTTGATGGCGATGATGATTGAGATTGACTTCGCTTACTGGAAACTATCTAAGGATGATAAGAAGTTATTGTTCCTGCGTCACGCAGAAGCACTTGACTTTCCTGACATTGCTAAAGAGATGGAACTAGGAAGCGAAGACACTGCTCGTATGAGACACAAGCGTGCCATTCGCAAACTAGTCAATCGTATTGGTGGCTTTAAGCCGTATGCTGATAACGACTTCGACGCTGTTCAACCAACTCAGCAGGAGTCAGCAGAGGCTTAGAAGTCAGGTGCCATAGGCTACATACCTTGCACTGATAGGCACGGGTCGGAAGAGTCTTGCCCCTCCAACCTGCGTGTCCTGACCACGCCTTAGAGATTACTTTCTGTGCGTGTTCTTTGTTTGGGTATCGTGTCTTAAGACATTGTGTACTCATCTTAACCTACCAACCAACACAACCAAAAGACCGCAGAGAATGCTGCTCCTAGTCCTAAGATTAGTAACGACATAAAGATTGCTGGTGCTAGTACTTCAAACATTGTCTTCATCTGGTGTGCTTTCTGCTGGGTCTGTGTGTAGGTGTTCAGGGTAATCTTGTATTAGTTCTGCGTGATGTAGTTCTACTATCTCTTTCCAACTTTGTACCTGTGGTACGTCCATCTTATCCTCCTGTGCTATAGAAACCGTCACCCTTGAAGTGAACTGGTGTTGCTGACCATACTCTAATCATTGTAGTTTGGCAACAGATTGGTTCTGTGTTGTCACCAAAACTTCTTTCAATCTCTTGTGTGCCACCGCATTGGTCGCACTTGTAGTCATACCTTGGCATCATATCCCTCCATCTATAGGTGTTGGTGCGGTTGACATAGTTCCACACTCGTGGCATCTCTGTCTTAAGTCGTACCAACCAACTGTTCTTTCTTCTTCATCCCACATTACTGTAATCTGAAACATCTTACAACCACAGATGCAAGCCATCGTCGGATTATCTAGGTTGTATAAGTCAAACATTCATATCTTTCAAGCAAATCCTGCACTGATAGTAGTAGTTTTTTTCAACTCCACCTTCTCGTGCTGTGCCCCAGTGAATCTCATCTACTTTATAAAGAGTCCAGGAATGCCCATTTAATATGCAATTTATTTCATCTACGAATCCCATATCAGTACCAGTTTCGTCGGACGTGATGAGACCAAGCCTTGCAAGGTGTGTCATACCTATGCTTGATATACTTGTAAGCATTGAGTATCTGTATCGCTGGGTCTTTGCTCGTCTCGTGTAGCACCTGCGCTATGCCATATGCGCTACTGCCTCGCTGGTTCTTTGCGAGATGGTCGAAGCGTGACTCCTTAGTAAACAGTTTATAGATACATTGTCTCTGTCTTAAGTCCCAACCATAGCCTGCCTTAGCAAATCTCATAGCCATAATCTTGTTGGCTCTCTTCTGTTTTATCGTTGCCTTAGTCTGCGCCTTGGCTGGGTGCTTTAGTGTCACCCCAACATTGACGTTGACATCATTACCGATTGGAATAAAGGTGATGACAACCACAAGGATTAAACCTGCTATGAATTCTCTTCTCATCTGAGTATTCTACCAAGCCCTCGCTTGACATCACGTGCGTGTCGTGTCTCGTGTCGTACTGCGTTATGAGTGTGCTTAAACCCACGCATAAGGGCACGCTCTGAGGTCAATCGTCCACCCCAAATAGACCCGTTTCCACCGATAGACCACAATAAGTTCTCGTCCTCTAGTCCCTGCTGTAAGCACTCGAACTTGACGGGGCAATCATTGCAAACCTGAATGGCTTCTATACTTCTTAAGACTTGAAGTTGTTGTTCGTCTTGGTGAACTGAGTTCTCGTAGTGCCATAGGTCAGGGTCAGGGTGCCCATTACAGTGCGCCTCTGTGTGCCAGTCTCTATTGTTATCCATTGCTTACCGCCTTAAGTCGTCGAACTTTGAGTACTGATTCTGCTTCTGCGAAATGGATATCCTCTAGGTGTACTGACTTACCTATCTGATTTTCCCATAGCCATTCGTCTTGCGCCTTGCATTCCCATAGGTCGAAACCCTTTGGTGTTTGCTTGCCTTCAGGTAGGAAGACATCAACGATGCGTACTCCCTCTACCTTGTACGAGATTCGGTACTGCTCCATTAGTACCACCCCTCTGAGGTATGAGACTCGTTGCACTTTGTGCAAACCCATTCTCCGTACCACGTTGTCTCGCCGTGCGAATACTCTTCCTCTACATCTATCTCCTGCAAGTTACCGCAATCGCATTCGACTTCTTGTACTGCGTAACCTGTGTTGGCTAGCGCAACGGTGTCGCCTTGCATCCATATTGGTTCACTCATCTTCTTCTGCCTCCTCGTCTGTCAATAATCCTAGGTCGCGTAATGCTTTCATTGCTTGTTCCATTGTCGTGATTGCTTCGTCAATCTTCTGTTGCTGATTCATACTAGCGCCTCCTCTGATAGTGAGTCAAGAAAGTATTCAAAAGAATCTGCGCCGAACTGCTGAGATTCTTCCCACTCTGTAACCCAGTCAGGCTTAGGGATAAAGGCTCGCCCTCCGAGAAACTTCAGGTCATATCCATCGTATGCATCCCAGTGCAGAAGTACTGAGTACTCAACACCATCACGCTCGAATGTGATGCGCTTATCAAACGCTGTATCTTCCTTGCTAACACCTTGAATTGTAAGGTTCATTGCTGTTCTCCTGTCTTAAGTAGTAATAGTTCTCTTGCCTTGCTGAGGTTCTCAACCTGCCACACTTCTCCGTCGTCGTGTCGTACTGTCCACGTCACGCCTTCATCTGAGATGTGTCGCTTGATTGTGTATGCGCCGTAAATGTAATGCCCTGCTTTGGCTCGTGTCAAGTTCATTCGTTACCTATCTCCTTTGAATTCTCTATGATTCCTATCACACACATCGCTACGATTGGTAGCCCTGCAAGTATGAGTGCAATCATTCTGCGCCTCGCTCAAACATCTCGAAGAACTCGTCGCCCTCTGTCTTAAGACGTTGGTTCGGTAACTCTCCAGCCGATACAAGCAACGCTTCGAGATGGTCAAGTGCTTGCTGTTTGCGTTTGTAGTTTGTGCCTAGCATCTCGTTCGCTTTGCGTAACGTACTCGCGTTGGCTGTCATCTTCATCCCTGTCTTAATCTCCAGTCTTAAGTAGGAAACTAGGCTGTGAAGTATGTAAAGATTTACTGCGTCCTTTCCTCCTGCTCCTTGAAAGTTTCCGTCTTGGTCGTAGTCGAAACCTTCGCGTCCTTTAGTTACTGCGCTTAGTGTTGTCTCGGGTAGCATTTACTTTTCTCCTGTCTTAAATTGTGAATTAACTTCCCAGAATTTCTCCCAGTTTTCTTTGTTCTCTTCTTGTATCTGTCGTAATGTTTCTTGTGTGAATAGTTCTTTCATTTTGTTTCTCCTGTCTGTTTGTTAGTCGTATTATTACTGCGCTGTGTGATTCTTGTCAAGCATCTTTGATGTGTTCTTTGTCTCACGTCTTAAGATGTAGCCGTGCCCGCATTGGCTGATTGGATAAAGACAATCTCCGCAGATGATGTCGTTCATAGCCCGCCCACCTGACACTCGGCGATTGTTCCCCAACAGAAACCTGTCTCTGTCCAGTTGAAGTTCATCGAAACTGTCCATACTCCTACTGCTAACGCCACCCAAAAGATGATGCGTATCGCTGTGCGTAGTCGGTAATATCTTTTCGTGTATCTCATTTCTTTTCTCCTGTCTTAATTCGTACCTTGATATCTAATGTGCTGACTCCATAGCCTCGGGACAATAACGACTTGGCTATGTCCTCGCGGATAAAGAGTAGGGCTTCCTCGTATACGTCGTCAATATCAAACTGAACTGAGATATCTTTTTTCATTTTGTTTCTCCTGTCTTAAGTAGTAGGTCTAGTCTTCGTCCTGAAATGCTTTTGCGATTCGGTAAAAGGTATCTGAACCCCAACCGATGAGCAACTGACTGAGTAGCAAGGCTCCGAACTCGTTGCCCTTGTCTCGCTCTGCTTCTGCTAGGTCTGAGACCCATCCTTCGAACTGCTCCTGAATCTTCTCGCTTGCCGTGATGATGTCGCCCTGTGCTAGGTCTCGCATCTCTCGGTATGTATCTGCATCGTTCATCGCTACGAGGAGGAAGTCCTCTACGAATTGGTCTTGTGCTGGTGTATTCATTTCTTTAGTTCTCCTGTCTTAAGTCGTTATTGTTGGTTGTCTTGTTGAGTAGTGCTTCGAGGTGGTCTATCCACCTGCTGAGTAGTTCGTCGTCTTGCTGATTCATTTCCCGTCTCCTGTCTTAAGCCACAAATATGTTGAATAGAATCTGCGCGATGTCTTGGTTAATCGCTACGATTAGCGCAAGACCTGCGATTGCTGGCATTAGTACTTTCATCTTTACTCCTCCTCTTCTTCGTCTTCTTCTTGTTCGCATTCGCAATCGTCCTCGGATTCTCCGCATCCGCCTGAACAGGTTACGTCTTCAACGTCTACCGAGTAGACTCCATCGTAGGAGATTTCCGCGTCTGAGTTCTCGCCCCATTTAGTCCACGCTAACTCTTCCGCCTCTGTCTCGCTGTCTGCCTCGATAGTTCCGCAGAAATCTATCTTCATCTTTACGTAATACTTAGCCATTTCTTCGCCTTGCCTTTCTTGTTTGGTTGGTTGTCTGATTCTTGCAAAGTTCTAGCGCGTTGCCTAGGATTTCGGGGTGTGATGTCCATCTCGTGTCTTAAGTCGTTACCCCCTCACGGTGAAGTCGTGGAAACAATTTTGGCAACGAGGGGCGCACTCTTCTAGGGTCTTCGCTGATAGGCGAATCTTGTTCCCACAATCGCACTCTGCAACTAGCAGATTCTTATTGCGTCCCTTAGGCTTGGCAACCTCGGCAGAATCGGCGGTGAGTAGTAGCGCCTCTTCGATAAGTCTTAAGGCGTGAGACCATCGCTCGGCGCATTCGTCCGATACCTCGGTGGCACTCCATCCGATGCGCCCTGCCTGTGTGATGGTTAAGCCGAGACCCTCGGCGCGTTGCTTGAAGTTCTTATTATGATATCCCTCGGAGGTTACGCCTCGGATTCCTTGCGCGTTGTCTATGCTGTGCGCGGTCTCGTGGAGAAGTGTGCCGAGGGTGGCACGTGCGCCACGATTGAAAGATGATGCGCTCAAAAAGATTTCGTGAAAGGAATCCTCCTCGGATTGCCAAGGGGTGTAAGGGGTGAAGTGCCCGTGAACTTTCGCATCTCGTCCTACGACGATGACGGCTTTTGGTGCCCCTGTCTCCTTGCGAATGATTTCGTGAGCATCTTCTAATGCCTTGGTGATGATTGAAAGATTCTCGGTCTTCTCTGACTTCTTGAAGATGTCTGATGCAGACACTTCTGATGTCTTCTCGGTTGTAATCATTTCGATGGTGCCTTTCTTGTTTGGTTGAACTTACAAGACGAAGTAAATCATTTTTCACCCGAAAGCACAACGGACAAAAAGGACATTTCCAAAAAAAGATTGTGGCGTTCGTCACACTTTCCCA